AGCGAATGTGTAATTGAGCCGGCCTCAATTTTCTTTGATACATCTATGCTTCACGATTACTCTTTCCTTCATAGCGACATGAGGGAGGGGCGCACTCAACCCCTACCCCAGCTTGGCAATTTGGTACATGGTGGAAAGCTTGAAGTTATTATTCAAAAGCCAACCATCGAACCAATTGCATACAGGACGCCCCAGAAGCCTCTACTCGTATATAGGGCACCACCGAAACGCAGGAAGCGTGACCTAGTCGGTAAGGTTTCTGAAAAATACATCACTCAACCGATGACTTTTAGGGCTGTTGCTTTCTCGACCCCTATCCCGCAGGGTTTTCACACGGAAAGGTTGATCAAACCCGTGATGAAGCCAGAAGGAGTAAGGGTCTTGGGACTAAACCAGACAACGGCGCTAGAGCTTGGTGCCGACATCACACAGCAGTCGGAGACTGCAACCGGTGTCGAATCGAAGTCATTGTCAAAAGCGTTAGCCGAGGTGCCGACGCAAAGCCAAACTACGGCCGGAACCGTAGTCTCAGGCGAACCAGCCACACCGTTCTCACAGCAGTTACAGGACGAGGAACAGAAAAGTTCTTCGGCCTTAACGAAGGCTTAATGCCACGGTACATCCGAGTCGGAGGAGTCAAACTTCAAGCGACTGACTTCGGATCCTGCACACACTACTTGATCGATATAATCGAATCATCGCTTGAAGCTACAGAACTCGTTTATGATTGCTTTGGAGTTCTGTTGACATGTAAAGCGATCAATGCCGGCCAATTCACATATGTTTACGCAGATGTGGATAATTACTTGGTCCCTGTCTTACCTGAAGTCAATGCACTAGTGCATATGGCTGCAGCGGATGATAGGGAATTCTATTACAATGCACCCACGATACTTGAAAACATTCTTGTATCGACAACCGGATATCTTTTGAAACACAGAGAGATCAAACGTTTCCATAACAAAACGGGACGTCACCTGAATCTCGCTGATCTGCACAAAGAGAAGATATCCGGCACTCACCAACTGCACTTCCTTGCAGATGAAGTGTACGCCGCTCTTACACAAGAGCAACGCGCCCGCATCACCCCCATACTTCAGATGGCTGATGGTTTTTCAACCACGGCAATCGGAGGTATGATCTTATGGGCAAGTCAAGTCCCTGACCAATTACTAGACCTAATCGTCAGAGCAGGATTGTTTACTATGCCAAATTACGACAGTTTTTCGAAACTGGGCAAGGTAATTAGTGTAGCCGCAAAAAAACTTCAGAATCTAACGGATCTTGATTTGCGATACATTTTCGAGCTTGACGTACTGGTTAATCGTGTCACGACAGATATGGATTGGTACGAGGAAATGATGCACCGCACTAAGCCTAACTTAGTCACCATCAGTCCAGACTCGGTCTACAACTCTGCACTACGTATGTTTACCGAGCCAGACTCAACACGTGAACCCGCAAAATTCATGGAGTGGGGTGACTTCTGGGCTAACAGATGGCAATGGTCCGCGTCCGGGTCATACCATTCTCAGTACCCTGACGATCTAAAGTTTCTCGAAAAAGACCAAAATCTACGCAACAAGTTCATCGCCTTAATTAAGATGGGTTCGGTTAAGGCGGAAGAATTTCTAAACCGTACGCCGGAGATAGCAGTCTGGTCTAGTGTCAAATATGAATGGGGGAAGTTACGTGCTATCTATGGTACGGACATCACATCGTACATCTTGACACACTTCGCTTTCTACAATGTTGAAGACACATTGCCAGCACAGTTCCCAGTCGGTAAGAAAGCTCGCCCGAGCTTTGTCTCAGCGAAGATCGACGGGGTTCTACATGGTAGCAATCAGTATTGCCTAGACTTTGAAGACTTCAATAGTCAACACTCAAGCGAATCAATGAAAGCTGTCATGCAAGCTTGGGTTGACGCAAACCGAGTTAACCTTTCAGATGATCAGGTCCTCGCCGCAAACTGGGCAATACAGTCTGTCGATAACACGATAATCACAGACAATGTAGGACTGAGAATCAAGTACAAATCACGGGGAACTCTCATGAGCGGTTGGCGACTTACTACATTCATTAACTCAGTCCTTAATTACATCTACACGACACGTCTGATCAAAGACAGTCACACAAACAATCGTTCAGCACACAACGGTGACGACGTCATACTGGGTATGAAGAATACAATCACTCTCAAATACATTCACTTAAATGCAAAAAAACACAACATCAGACTGCC